CCCAAGAATGTGTTTCTTAGCCCATGACATAGACACTGGTGCAATTCCACTACCAGGGTCAGCAACTAAATCCTTATATAATAAAATCTTTTCTTTCCATACATCAATTTTCATCAAATCTGCCTGAGTTGACGGATTTGTTAAACTAAGTTGGAAATTTGATATTTCATCTTCAAAACCTAAAATGAATAAATGTATAATAGCAATTTTATTCAATTCAGAAATCATATTTTTTTGAATTCTGTTAATAGTTCTTGCAAAACGAATATCTTGTAGTGATAAATTTTTACCGTCACCAACAGTTTCTTCAAAACCTAAAAACGCTTTAGGTACTCTTAAAGCTGTTAATAATTTCTTTTGGATATATTCGATATCCGCAATTTCAGATAGGTTCTGTGCCCCCGCTAATGTCTCAATAGGACTTGCCTGTGCGGTATCTCTAACAGGAACGAAATAATCTTGGTCAACCGCCATCTGATTAAATCTCATATCTACATTACCCGATTTTGGGTCAACAGTTTGACTTCTCTTAAATTTATTCGCAAATCTTTGGATATATGGTTCAACATCCGCATCATCCATATTTCCAACAAACACTTTAAATACACGTCTTTCAGGAGCTCTTGATGTTCTGTAAATTAACATCGCATCTTCTGATAACAATAATTGTTTCCAAATACGACGAGCTTTTTCTAACATAGATGTACCATAAGGTAATCTTCTATCATCACCTAATAATCTGAAGTGAGCAATTTCCCAAGTATTAAATTCTAAATCTTTCTGTTTCCATTTAAACTTTAAATGTTTTTTTTCAGGATTAGTAGTTGAATCAGTTGAATGTGAACCCATACCCGCTTCCAATCGTTCAATTTCAATAATTGGTAACTGCATACATCCTACAACACCTTTTTCAGGGTCTAATTTTATATAAACAAAGTTATCACCATACTTACATGTGTTTCTTGTCCACATGGGTAAGTTAGTGTTAATATCTAAAGCGTTATTAAACAAATCCCCAAGAATTGATTTAATTCTTGACGATTCAGAATAAATTTGTAACATGTAACCATCTTGATTGATGGTGGTAGATTCCTCAGCGTAAATGTCTAAAGCAGCACCAATTTCAGGTGTAAACTCCATTGACTCATAGTCATAAAAAGATGCTAAACGGGTTGGTTCGTAATAAACTGCTTGAGTATATAGATTATTTTCAATTCGACCCCATTGGTTCGCCAAATAATATGTTTGTTGAGCTTGAAGTTTCTCTCTTTCGTATTCGGCCTTTGAGGTTGTTTTTAATAACTCGCTTTTATCATATTTGTATGTAGGGTAATCCTGACCTAATAATGAATTAGGGCCAAAGGTCTGTGATAACCTTTGCCATACCGTTAGTTTATTTTCACTCATATCTAAAGTATAATTTGTTTAAACAACACTATAAATGTTATTTACTAGGTTTTTTATCACTTACAGGTAATTTTACAGTTTGTACCCCTTGTCCGGATACTTTACTTCTTGTACCTGCGTTATATGTTCCTGATTTTTGTCTTTTTATATATCCCATAATTTTATCTCCTTCCTCCGAATAACCATAAATAGTTTTCATAATCACTTTTTGTGGCTTCTCGTTTAAAGTTTTCTTGATGTTGAGGGACTACCGGGTCCATGAATTGTTTTCGATTATATTCATTTGTATTAACAGTCCATGAATTAATCATTGCCTTTGTTTGATTTGTTACCTTATTAAGTGACGTAAATGATGATTCACCAACATAAAGAGCCATAGCTACTGACATAATTAAATCATCGTGTTGTCCTTTTTGGTGGTCAGGTCTTCCATTTATATAAATAAATGTGTTCATTTCATTTAACAATCTACTTGAATTTATTTTAAAACCATGTCTTAAATATTCTTCAAAGGTTGCAATAATTTGAACTCTCTTAGCATTAAAGTTAATTCCTGGTATTTTTTCAGTAGCCTTTGGGTCATATTTCCATTTATTTGAGATATCTACACCGTCAACGTACATATTCTTATACCCTAACTCTCTAAGTCTTAAGGACGTTGTAACACCCATACCACCTGTAATATCTATTACAATAAATGCGTTATACATATTACCCCATTTAAAACATATTTCCGCTAATGTGTCAGGAGGAAGTTTTCCAACATACTCAGCAACTTGTTCTCTTGTATCAAAATCAATGATTTGGAATGTTGAGAAGTCCTCACTATCCCCACGAGATACGTCAACACCCATAATGTATTTTTTACCCATTTCAGGTTCTTTCCAAATCCAAAGTCCACCACCCATCATCTTTGTGGATGGTTCTTTAACCATATTAATTCTTAAATTTTCCAATAAATCCGAATCAAATACGTTATCCCCCGAACCAAGAAATGCACATTCTAATTCCTGACTAACTTTACGTTTGTCATATTTAAGTTTTTTAACCATTGATTCATACCAAGAAGAACTTGGTTTATATCCCTGAGCAATCAATTGTCTTATTTCATCAAAGTTTTTTTCTTTATTGTTATAGTCAATAATTTCAACAGTTTGATATTCATTACGATTTAAATAATAATGAATAATATCTTTTACATTTATTAATGATAAATCTTTAGCATATCTTGGGTCTTTCCACCAAACCATTTCGGAAACTTTAAATTCATTCATTCCCTTTAACGCTTGGTCATATATACCATAATAAATTGGGTCATATCCATTTGGTGTTGATACAACTATAACCTTACCACCTGTGGATAAGGATGCCATACAAGCCGCCCAAAAATCATCATCGGCATCAATATACGCCGCCTCGTCAAATATCAAGATTGTTGGTGTATAACCACGAAGAGCATCTTTAGATGTCGCAACTGCTTTAACTTCACATCCATTTGTTAATTTAAAATGTCTTTGTGAGTTTTTTTCAGCAGAAAAACCAACACCTACCCAACTAGGCCATTGTTCAGTAAATCCTCTAATTTTATTTGCAACCTCAACTGCTGTATCTAATTTGTTAGCAATAACCAATATTTTTTCAGGGCTATTCTTTTTAGCAAAAACAAGTTTTTTTGATGACCAAGCGGCTGTCACAGTTGATACACCTGCCTGTCGATACTTTAATGCAATATTTTCGTTATAGTTTTCATAATCTTCAACCAAACTAACTTGGTCAGGAAATAATTCTAATGGGACATACTTTTGAACAGTGTTGTCATATGTCTGTAAATAAGTTTTAAGGGCGTATGGTGTTGATTTCATACACTTGGCATACTCCATTAAAACTGCTTCTCTTGATAAACTCATATACTATAAATATAAAATTTATCTTAAAATAGAAAACCCTTCATCTCTGAAGGGTTTTAAAGTTTTTAGTTGATGCCTAATCCTTTTAAGAAATCATCAAAATCCTCATCATCATCGTCGTCATCATCCTCATATTTCTTCATAGTATCTTCATATTCTTCTTCTTTAAGTTCAGCAATGATTTCATCAACCATATCTTTTACCATTTTCTTTCCTTTTGGTGAACCTGATAAAATTTCACGAGCCATTGCAAAGAATTCGTTTGGGGTAAGTTCGGCAAACTTAACAAGGAAATATTGTTGTAAGTTTCTCTTATCATCATCAAACAATTCATCAGGATAAGCTTCACGAAACTTTTGCCAAATAACCGGCCCTAATCTCATATCCCAAATTTCACCAACAACAGTATCTTGTGATTTAATAACCGCTTCTTGTCTTGTCTTATCTTTCGGTAATCCGTATGTTCCTGCAATTTCCATAACACCTTTAGCAAGTTCATGAATAAGGATTGGTAAATTAACACCACGAGCCTTTACTGTCGGTGGGTCAGTCTTAGCGTCTAACTCAGACATACCATATGTCGATTCTCCACCACCTGCCATACCTTGAACCATTGAGTCAGGCATTAACCAATAAAGTGAATCAGCAAATGACATAAAGACACCATACATATTCAATAATCTTGGGTTAATAGCATTTAACTCTCTATTTAATAATTCAAACATATAAGAAGATTGTTTAGCCGCTCCTTGAATAAGGGAGTTTATAAACCTTCTTTTAGCCTTTTCTAAATCAAATTTTTCAAATGAATCCATGAAATCCTCAAGTTGTTCTTGTTCTTCTTCAGAACCAAACATGTTTTCAATTTCTTCTTCACTTGGTTCTTCACCTTTAGCAGATAACTTACTTGAATCAATGTCATTTGGTTTAACCAACTGAACATCATACTGTAATGCTCCTTCAGGAATACCAAATTCCTTTTGAACAACCTCAATTGCTAATTCTTCCAAGTATTCTTTGTTTTCAGATTCAATCTGAGCGATTTCTTGCATAGCGTTCATCACCATCATTTGAAGTCTCATCATTGAATTCTGCGAAGTCACATCTTCAATACCTGTATATCTTTTTAATCTGTTAATAACCTCTTTAAATCTTTGAGACGCAATAAGTTGTTCAAAGTTAGATGGTTTATCCGGACTTTCAGGTGTTATTTCAGGAAATGCTTTACTACCTGAATGAGGTGTTTCACCTTTCTCAAATTTAGATTGAATATCAGGTGCCATTCTTTCAGGGCCTTCATATCCGATAGGTGCCTCATTAAGTCGACTAACCAATCTTTTTACTAATTTTTCTTTTTTCATCTTACTCACCTTTTAATTTAATATTCATTTTACCAAAACTCAAATAAGATGGTAATTCACCTTTTGGTCTTGGTTCAGTGTCTGGTGCTGGTTTGAAAGGGTTTTTTCTCGTAGGAGTTGTTGTTTTTTCTTTTTCTTTTGTTCTTTCTTTTTCTTTTGTTTGTGATTCCAAAATACTTCTGATTAAATCTTTTTTTGTCATAGATGGTCTTAAATTTTCTTCAATGATTTCTCTCATTTTTCGTTCCAAAATAACTTCATATGGATTTTTACCTTCTTTTAATGACTTTTTGACATCAAGAACACATCTTTCAAATTTCTTATCTTCACCTTTAGTGTAATCGTCTTTCTTTTTACCTTCTAAACCCAATGATGATGTACAGATAGCCCAAGGATTTTTTTCAACTTTCTTTTTTGTTTTTTTCTTACCCTCAGTCATTTCACCTTCAGCTGTTGATATTTTTAAAACTCCGTTTTCCACTTTAGCGGTTGATGGTTTGTTAGGGTCATTTGATTTTGGAATTACCGCCCCTTTATTTTGAATATCCGATAAAGGTATATTTGTTGTTGTTGTTATATCTTTAGTTTGGGTAATTGCTTCTTTAGTTTCAGATTTTTTACCACTCGAAAACATATTCCCAATAGGTTTATTCATTTTACCATAACCAATAAATCCATGGGCATTAACCATAGATTCATATAAGGTATTAATTTGTTTTGGAGATTGTTTACTTAAATTTTCTTTAGTAAAACCTATCTCAACTAATTTTTGAATTTGTTTTTTTATTTCCATCTTCTTCAAACTCTTTATAAAATTCAAGGATTATATCCTTTTCATATAATTTATCTTTAACTTGTTGTTCAGTCATTCCAAAGTGAAAAACTAATCTTTCATCTTTATCACTATCTTTTTCCCAAGCTAAAGCTACCACATTATCTAACGCATCTTTCATACAAAAAAAATCGGAGTTTTGAATGAGCTCCATATCTATTCCGTCTCTATTCAATACTCCTACTTTTTTAATTTCTTCAGTATCAGGTGGTGTTGGGTTTCCGTTAGCTGGAACTGTGTCCCAATCATCACCAAATACTTCAGTTGTTTGTGAGAAAATAAACTCATAAGTTTTATTTCCTCTATAATTTGCCCCTAATCCGTTAACAAAAACTAAATAACTCATAGGATATTACCTTTTGGAGATACCTTAAGTTGTTTGTTTTTATTTTCAAATACTAAATTACCTTTATTAGTTTTACCTACAAAAGTTACAAACGGGAAATTGTTAACAATCTTTTTTGATATTTCAGCTTGAGCTTCAGTTAAAGATAATCTTTCAATTTCTTTATTATACTTAATCTTTCTTGATTCTGAAATAACTTTTTGTTCTTTTTTCTTTTCTGTAATAAATTTCTTTTCATTTTCATTAATTACAACATAACCTTTAAGAACTTTTTCAATTGTAGATTCTTTAAAAATACTTTTAAGAGCGGATTCTACATAACTTTCTTCGTTGAATTCCCCTTCGTCCATCCAACCTTCATCCATTTCACCTTCAGGTTCTGCAATTGGTTCTTCCTCAGAAGACATTTCAGGTTCTTCACTTGACATTTCATCTTCAGATGAACCCATATCTTCCATTCCGTAGTCAGATTCTTCTTCACCTTCAAATCTTGTTAAGATTTCTTCTTTATCATCTTCATCTAATGATGATAAATCTAAAGAAGATAATATTGAATTAATAACATATTTTACATCTTTACTTGATAACTCTTCCTCACCTGAATAATCTCTAATTTTTTGAGCTAACTTTCCTGTTAACTTTTGGATAGATTTAAATGTAACTGGTTCACCTTCTCCACCTTCTGATGGTAATTCATCCATATCTGATGGTTCTTCCATACCCATTTCATCTCCTTCAGGAGCAATTGGTAAATCGTCACCCATATCAGTACCCATATCAGAATCCATAGATGGTTCTGCAGGTGCTGGAGTTTCCTCAGGTGCCGGTGGAGGTAAATCTGAAGGTTCTTCAGCTGGAGCTTCCATTTCAGGCTTTGGTGTTTTTAACATGTATTTCTTATCTTCAGTGAATAAAGAAATTCCTTCACTAATACCGTTAACTCTATTAATTTCACCAGCCATTAAATTTAATTTTCTCATAGCCGCCGAGTATGAAGAAAAGTGTTTTCTATTCTTCATGTGGTCAATATAATCTGAAACAGATTCACTGATTTGTTTTTTGATAATATAACCTAATCTTTCTTTTACAATTTCATAGGTGTTACCATCAGCTAATGTTACTCTGTAATCAACTGAAGATGTTTCATTAATTGAATTTGGAATATTCTCGTTATAACGAGCGATTTCCATAATTCTTTGGATTTTATCCATACCTTGTAGTTTTTCACTACCAATTGGTTTTAGTTTGCTCATAATTTTTTAACTATTTAATCCGTTAAAACCGCCTATTGTTACGGCATTTAATTGTACTACAGTATCTCCTGAAATTGTTCCACCTCCATATGTTGGGTGTGGTTGTAACGTTGATGTACAACTATTACATGCGGTTCCACCTGTAGTGTTGTTAATAACTACATATGTATATGTTCCTGAAGAATACTGCGCCATAATATTATTTTTTCTTTATAAATATAAGGAAAATTAAGATTTTTTTAGATTAAGTAAAAAATCTATCTTTTGTTCCATCAGTGATAATTCTTTATCGACCAATTTATTCTCTAAATTAAATAGTTTTTCCAAATAATCACTTCTTCTTAAGTACTTAAAGACCAAATTTTCATATGAATATTCACCATCTTTTTTAAGACCTGAACTTCTATATTTTTTAAGTTTTTCTTTAAATTTTTTAATATATTCTCTTGCTTCATCGATATCTTTCTCCGATGCGTTATCAACCACAGTATCAATCTGTGTTTTCCAGTGATTAATTTTCGACTTTAATAATTTAGTATCAATACTAACTTCCTCTTTTTCAGGTTTAACCAACCACTCATCATATAACACAGAATAAACACCTGAACTAAAATGTGACTCACTTTCATTCTGAACATAAAGTTCAACTTCATATCCAAAAATTTTAATATCGTGATTGGTATTAAAAATTGTTTTTTTCACTTTAAACAACTCTTCATATAGTGGAAGTTCTGTATCTGAAAATTGAATAAAATCAGAAACAACGTGAAGGTCGATATCAGAATACTCTGACCAATTATAATTTGCTAATGAACCTGTAAAAATTACATCTTCAACTAAAATAGGTACTCCGATAAAATCAACAAATTCATTTGCTGTGTGAAGTAATTTTTCTCTTACTTCTTTACGCAACTTCATGTTCTCATCCCAAATTTTTGAGTTGAGTTTATCTTGAGCAAAAAAACTTTTAATGATATTATTGTCTTTCACAAATAATAAATATCTGTAAATTACAATCTTTTATATTTGTAAGCCTTTGCGATGTTTTTACTAAAATAACTTCCTTGTGATTCCGCCATTCTAAAACGAGTATATACTTCGTGTGGTACATCGTCATACTCATATTGAATACCTGTCTTAAAATCAACAATTAACTTCTTAGATTCAGTGTTATAATCAGTTTTAGTAATGTTTGATGACTCGATTTCACAAATGATGTTAGTTCCTTTGATTGTTTCTTTAAGAATTGCCATAACTTTTTTTTGTAAGTATAAAAAAAATTGTATTAGTTTTGTAGTTGAATTTAACAAGAAAATAAATTAATCTTAATCAAAACAATTTTTATGACAGATTCAGTTGATGAAGGTGGAAAACTACCAAAAAAGACAGAGGTAAACTCAAGTACACCTGTTCTAGACAATTTTAGTCGTGACCTTATTAAACTTGCCGAGGAAGGTAAATTAGACCCAGTTGTAGGTAGGGAAAACGAAATATTACGAATTGCACAAATTCTTTCAAGAAGAAAGAAAAATAACCCAATTATTATTGGTGAACCTGGTTGTGGTAAGACCGCAATTGTTGAGGGGTTGGCTATGAAGATTTTTGAAGGTGATTGTCCAAGAAACCTAATTGATAAACGTATTTTATCATTAGAGATGAATTCGGTAATTGCCGGAACAAAGTATCGTGGTCAATTTGAAGAACGATTAAAGGTTATCTTGGAAGAAATTCAGGCAAACCCTAATGTTATTCTATTCATTGATGAAATCCATACTATTGTAGGAGCGGGTAACGCATCAGGTTCAATGGATGCATCTAACATTCTAAAACCTGCATTATCAAGAGGTGAAATACAATGTATTGGAGCAACAACATTGGATGAGTACAAGAAACAAATTGAAAAGGACGGAGCGTTAGATAGACGTTTCCAAAAAGTAATAGTTAGTTCTTCAACCAAAGAAGAAACATTACAAATCCTTAAGAATGTTAAAGACAGATATGAAAATTATCACAAGGTAAATTACACTGATGAAATTTTACAAATCTGTGTTGATTTGGCGGAACGATATATCACAGACAGAGAGTTCCCTGATAAAGCGTTTGACATCTTGGATGAGGTTGGAGCAAGAGCTCAGGTAGATGTGAAAAATCCTGAAATTATTGATGAATTAAAACGTCAGGCATTAGAAATTAAACAACAAAAATTACTTGTTGTTAAAAAACAGAATTACGAAGAAGCCGCAAACTTAAGAGATAAAGAAAAGAAAGTTTTATCACAACTCGATATTGAAAAGAAAAAGTTTGAACAAACTCTTTTAGATAATAGAAAAACAATTTCTGAAGAATTGGTTTATGAGGTAGTGTCAACAATGACAAAAATACCTTTAACTAAACTTAATTTAGATGATAAAGTTGCTCTTATTAATTTAGAAGAAGAGTTAAACAAATCAGTAGTTGGACAAAAAGATGCTGTTACTAAAATTGCAAAATCTATTCGTAGAAATAGATTAGGTATCAAAGACCCAAATAAACCAATTGGTTCATTTATATTCTTAGGTTCAACAGGTGTTGGTAAGACATTGTTGGCTAAAGAATTGGCTAAACAAATTTTTGGAAGTGAGGAAAACCTTATCCGAGTTGATATGTCTGAATTCCAAGAAAAACATACCGTATCTCGTTTGATTGGTTCACCTCCTGGTTATGTTGGATATGATGAAGGTGGACAACTTACAGAACAAGTAAAAACCAAACCATATTCTGTAGTATTATTTGACGAGGTTGAGAAAGCCCACAAAGATATCTTCTCAGCATTACTTCAACTATTAGACGAAGGTTACATGACGGATAGTTTTGGAAGAAAAATCAATTTCAAAAACTGTTTAATCATCATGACTTCAAATCTTGGGGTGAAAAAGATGCAAGAGTTTGGTGCAGGTGTTGGATTTAGTAAGACAGGTAATGTTTACACCAATGAAGAACTTAAGAAAACGATGTTGAATAAAGAATTGAAGAATCACTTCGCACCTGAGTTCATCAATCGTTTGGATGAAGTAATTGTATTCAACACACTTCAAAATGACGATATCCAAAAGATTGTTTTGGTTGAAATTAACAAACTAAAAACTCGTCTATTAAACTTGGGTTACAACATTAATTTTGGTCAATCAGTAATTGACTTTGTTTCAAAAGTAGGATTTGATGATGTTTACGGAGCACGTCCTCTAAAGAGAGCAATCCAAGAAAAGATTGAAGACTACATTTCAGATGAAGTATTACGTGAAAAAATTGTATTAGGTAAGACTTATAATATCGAAATCAATGAAGAAGAGGTTTCAATAACAGAAGTTGAAGTCCAACCTGATGAAACACCAAAAGTGAAAAGACCAAGAAAGAAAAAGGGGGAATAAACCCCCTTTTTTTATGATTAAAAATTAAACATTTGTGAATTATGTATGAATTGGTATTTCTGTTTACCAAGTTCTTCGATTAGTTTTTTACCTGTATTCATACCAGCAAAAACTTCATGGACAACAACATACTCATTTGGTGTGTGATAGTTATGATATCCGATTGAGAAGTTGATACAAGAGAAGTCAAACTTCTTACGAAGTTGCCAAACATCAGTGTAAGGGTGTTGCATATATTTTGGTTCAGACAACATACCTTCAGAAAGAACTTTTTTAGCTTTTGTTTCAAATTCAGAATCCGTTTCAAATACTTTAACACCATAACAATATTCTGTTACCATGTAGTCGTCAGGAGCGTCAAATTGAATTGCGTAACCTACATTACTAAAGAAATCTCTGTCAGCTTCTTTTGAACCCAAACAACCAACTTCTTCAGATACAAATAAAGCAACTTTAATTACATCAAAGACTTCCAATAACTGAAGACAAGCAAACACTCCACACTTATCATCACCACCAATACCTGTTGGGTTACCCAAATCGTTATATGCCTTAAGAGATAAACTTAGATTACCTTTTGAATCTTTAAGTTGTTCTTCATGGATATTGATTGTGTCAATGTTATGAACCGTATCGGTATGTGCGACAATACAAGGATAAAATTCACCCTCGTTTATTTCACCCTTTGTGACATAAACATTTCCAAAGTCATCAACTTTAAAATTGTGTTTTTTTTCGGTTAAATATTCAACCAAAAATTCAATCATTAAATCTTCTTTAAATGATTTTGTAGGTATTGACAATACCTTTTTTAAGAAATCAACATTTTCTATCATAGCTCATAAAGATAAGCTATTTTTCTATTAAAACAATTCAGGATGATATAAAAAATTTAAAAAAGTATCATAATCAATTTTAACGGTTTGGTTAAATTCATTTTTACTATGATTACTATATGTAACAAGTATCTTTCCGTCATCAACATCTTGAATTATGAATTTGTTTGGTGTCTTTTCACCAAATGTTTTTTGTGAAGGAAATTCATACCATTTATTAAATTCACTATACTTTAACTTTGATAATTTTTCAAGTATTTCAGAGTTTTTACGATAAGAATCGATATTATCACTATTTTCAATTTTTTCCATGATTTTGTCAAGATTCCAAGTTACACTTCTGTTAAAACCTTCATCATCATAATTTTGACTATCAAAATAAGCATAATAATCTTCATATAAATCTTCATCAAACTGTATTCCCAATTGGTCAATACTTGTTTTTAACATATCTGAAAGTTTAGCGTCTTTGTCTTCACCAGATTTATCCCAAGTATTTAAAAGAATTGCTACAGTTGTCATGTAGAGATTAGTACATTTTTTCTCAAAGATATTTAAAGGAAGTAAAGCGTTACATAATTTAGATGTAACATATTGTCTTAATCCTTTAACCAAGGCTTCATCATATTCACTTGAATAATCGTAAATAATACTATCTATCTCATTTGAAAATTCATTTTTTAACCACTTACAAATTTCAATAACTTTATCGTTATGATTTCTTAAATCATCAACGGAAAGACTAGGTCTTAATATTTTTACTATTTGTTTAACCCTATCTAAATTCTCATCATTGAAATAGTGTAGTAAATAACCCTCGTCCCAATCATAATCCATGGAATAATCATCAACAAAAACATTACCTCCATAATACCCCCCTTGGAAAGCAACTCTAATTAAATAACCGTTATTAGTTTCATCATTATTTCTAGTGAAAAGGTCAACATAATCATTAGTATCAAACGTTAAATAAACCAAAGACTTACCAAGATTTTTTTCATTTATTCTTGTAATACGTAAAATATCCTCATCGTCTTCGTACCTAACAAAATTTGCGGTAACTAAATCTTCCGTAAAATCTTTTAATGCCTGATAAAGTTGACTCATTAAACTTTTTTTTAATAAATACTTGGTAAAAGAAGAATATATTTATATCTTTGTAACATAGTTCTTTGAGTATATGGGGATGTTTTTGGATTTGACAGGTATGAATCTGTCATAAAACGCACGTCGGGGCTAAACTAACCCTGTAAAACTGGTTTAAAACACAAACGGCAACACAATTGCAAAACTTTCTACACTCGGTTTAATCCGTACTGAAGAAGTAACTGTAGCCTAATCTAAGATTAGTATACAACGGGGTCGGTGAGCATATAACCTTGCAACAGAAGCTTGTACTGTGGTGTGGTTTCTATCCGAAAAGAAACAAAGTGGAGGATTAGTTCTCAGTAAACCGAACCACTATAAAATAAGGGAATTGTGAAGTTTCGGATTGTTTAGAAAAACAATGACCTAAACGTGTAGTGTTTTATGGTCGACATATTTGGACCGGGGTTCGAACCCCCGCATCTCCACCAATTAAAAAGGGACTTTTCAGTCCCTTTTTTTATTTTATCATTTTTGATTTAATTCTTTTAACATCTTCTAAAATATTCTTTTTCTTTTGTTCAGATTCAAATTGTGGTATAATACTTTTAACTTTATCTAAAATATCATCTAATTTATATCCGAATATTTCAAACCCATTATCATCGTCTTTCACATCATCATCAGAAAAAAGTTCTTTTGCTTTATCCACCAATCCTTTTTGACTTTCTTTATCACCTACCTTTGCATCTGATAAGTCACCTAATCCAACATAATCTAAAAATTTATCAAGTTTACTTGGTTCTTGTAATGGTATTTTTGACTCAATTTTATCAAAATCAATATGGTCTAAATCTAAATCTTTAACTGATGAACAAAATTCAGAAGTGCCGTGACCTTCATCTTTTCCACTTTCAGACCAAGAAAAATGATAGTGAACACCTGTTGAATGTTTACTTGGATGTCTATATTCATCAATAAAAGTAAACCCAGGATATTTTTTTCTTACAGCACATAACACAGTTGATATTCTATCTAATTCTTCATCATCATTTTTATCAACCCCTTTAAATACAACGTCATTAGCATTACCTTTATTATGTCGACTATTTGGGTAACTTTGGTGGAATTTATCTCTACCTGAACCAAATCTAATTTTTAGATGAGGTAACTCTTGTTTTAAGGCGGCGGCGGCTTTTTTCAAAACATCACCAAATTGAGGGGTTAAGTCTCCGACCTCAGCCATGGTTGATTTTGTTTCATAACCTAATCCCTCCAAATAATTTTTAACACTTGATGCCACAGGACGAGCAATTGATTCTTCTTCAAAGATATATTCTAACTTACGTAGTTCTTTTAATGATTGCTCGTGTAATTGTTTTTTATTCATTATGAAAATGGTATATTTATAAATATTATGGAAAACAATAAATTAATTCAAATCGCCAAAAAGTTATCTTTATCCATTAAAGATAGATATGTTACACAAATATCAAGAAAATTAAATGACCGTAAAGGCCCGTATCGACAAATGATGTCCGTGTTAGAAGGATGGGATTTTGTTAAATTGGTATTTTTAATCAACGCCATTAATAATGGTGAAAAAGAATTTGAATCAATATTATGGAAATTAGACAATGAAAGATTTACCTACGCAATTGCCACTGTATTTGATACTGAAGTTCAGGAAAGCTGTGATTACTGTGGTGGTGATGGTGAGATTAGTTGCAGTGAATGCGATAGTTCAGGTGAAGTAGATTGTGATGAATGTGGTGGTGAAGGTGAAGACGACGAAGGTGAAACATGTTCAAATTGTGATGGTCGTGGTAGACTTGATTGTGATACCTGTGGGGGTAGCGGTCATGAAGATTGTTATGACTGTGGTGGTACAGGTGAACAACAAAAAAGCGATGCTTACGAATTAAAATTAGACTTTTATTTTAGTATTAATGAAGAATTAAAATCAGAAGTTAGTGAACTTAACAGATATGACAAAATTGACTCTGACACAATCACAGATTATGAAGATACAAATGAAACTATATTAGTATACGCATCACCGATGGCAATAGAAGTTGAGACAAATGAAGATTTAGAATATAATACTGAATATTTCTATGAAATAGATACAGCAGGATGGGTTGGTAATACGGCTAGTAACCCAAACTTTGATTTAGATTATTAAATCAAAAAGTTTCTAACTGACTGAGTGTCTTTTTTGAAGTCCTCTCTAAAATTCTTTGTAAACTCCTCATTTTCACAATATACTTCAACATGTTCACTGAACACCCAATCCATACAAAGAAGAGCTATTAAATGATTTTCTTTGTCCATAATTGGTAATGAAACCATAGATTGTGTTCCAAACTTTTTAATTAAAGCTCTCGTTGCAATATCAGGGATAAGTTCACAATCGTGAATAAACAATCCGTCATCCATAGTTTGTTTAATTAACCAATTGTAATGACTTACAAAAACATTTTGTATTTTTTCAGTTATTCTTTCAAGACCATCTGAACATCTTTCATATGTCACAGACGCTTTTTGCATTGCTGATGATGTATAGAAATTACCACCATTGTGAAATTGAATAACATATATTCTATCAGCATTATATTTTCTTCTAATTTCTCTTAAAGTAGAGTGAACAATTTCATCTGTTTCAATTTGCTGAGAAAGTTTGTTTCTTGAACTTTGCTTTGCTCTCTTTTCCTTCATCATATTGAAAAACCCCGCAGTTATTAATGCTATAACAATTGATGTAACTGAGGTAATAATCGTTGGTACTAGTTCCTTCACTTTTTCTTTCTTTAAAATTTATGTAACTGATTTATAAATAGTTTAAAAAATAAAAAAAGGGTCAATATTAACCCTTTTTTTAATGTGGTACCCCCGAAGGGATTCGAACCCCTGACCCACAGATTAGAAATCTGTTGCTCTATCCTACTGAGCTACGAAGGCAATTATTTGTCACAAATATACGTGTTTTTTGTTACACCATCAAATTTTCTTGACAACGTATCTGTAACCTGAGTCAGAATTCATCTGAAGAATAGATTTAAAATCTTCAGCCTTTTCTTCAGCATCAAATTCTAAAATTTCGTCCTGAGAATTTAAAATAATAACAGGTAATTCTTTCTTGTCGACCTTAATATACTTAACAATACAATACATAATTAATATCCAAAATGTGTTCCACTATAATTATCCCAAGCGTCATCAAACGAAAATTTAACTCTATCGTATTTTTCAATTATAGAAGATGATTTTTCCTCAATAAAGTTTGGATTTGAAATAAATTCTTTCCATGTATAAAAATCATGTAAACTTTCTAATACCTCTAAAGGAACTAGTATAAGTTTATCATGAGTTAACCCTTTAACATCATTTCTATATTTTTCAGATATTTGTATTTTGTTTTCCGACATAACAATTTAAGTATAATAATACTTATTGGAAAATTCAATTTGTCTCAATAAATTTTTATTAATATATTTGTGATTATGAGTGGAATATTGGTTCTTAATTCAGATTATAGTCCCTTAAATGTAACATCGTTTAACCGTGGGTTTAATTTAGTATATAAAGGAAAGGCAGAGATTGTTAAATCATCTGAAGAACCAGTTGTATGCGGTGTTATGAAATTTGTTAGACCATTGATTATTCGTCTTTTAAATTACGTTTCTTTTAACAGAAGAAGAATACGTGTTAATCGTCATAGAATCATGAGACGTGACAATAATGCCTGTGTATATTGTGGTAGTAAAAAAGACCTTACAATCGACCATATTATCCCAAAATCAAAAGGTGGGGGTAATACATGGGATAACCTAGTTACGTGTTGTATAACGTGTAATTCGAAGAAAGGGGACAAGTTATTGAGTGAGACTAATATGAAGTTAATGAAAAAACCCACAGAACCTACTATATTTTCGGATTCTGCGGGTCAGTCTTTACAAAAAGTTTGGATTGAATTCCAAAAAAGTTTCTAATTATTTTTCAATAATTGATTTTTTAATTTTTTCTTCAAGTGACTTGATATCTGTTTTAACACCTTCAATATAATTTTGTAGATGTTGTCTTACACCTTGCTTAAGTTGTTTATCATCAAACTTAATTGACTGAGATACAATACCTTTTAATCCTTCTTCTTCTTTTGAAGATGATTGTGCAGATTTTGTAACCGCAGTTGCAATAGCCTCAGGAACATCATATTCGTTTTTAAACATATCTTTAGCTGAAACTTTTTCTAATTCAGATTTTATGTTCTTTCCCATTTCTGATGTTGGTTGTACTTGTAGTTTGTTTAAAATATACTCAATTGCTCTATTTTTAAATTCAGTTTCTTTTCCTTGGAAAATAACATCAAATGATTTTTCAAATTCTGCGTTTGTTGCTTCGTTTAAATTTTTAGTTTTTCTGAAATTATTAAGTCCGTCAAAGAATTTTTTGAAGTTTTGTTTTTGGAAATCTTCAGATAATGAAATTAAAGTTTTTTCATTTTTCTTTGATTTTAATTTGGTTTGAATATTTTCTTTAATCATTTTACCTTCTTGAAACACTCTTAATTTAGTTTTTACTCTACTTTCCAAATCCGTCTTTAACCAATTTGAATTTTTTGAATTACACATTTGAATAGCCTTTTGAACTGTTTCACTTCTATCTGAAGATGATTTTAAAGCATTTCTTAAATTAACACATAAATTTCTATTAGCACCTGCTGATAAAATTACTTCAGCACTTGAGTCAGCTGGTGTATCTGAAGGTCTAACATTTTTAGTTTTTCCTTCTTCACTTCTACCACCTGAAATATATGGTGTAACTTCTTCACCACTATCTTTTAAAAACTTAGTAAATAAATCACTTTTTCTATCAACACGAGTAAGTTCGTCTCTCATCCAAACTTTATGTAACGACAATAATCTAACAATTGGGTGTTGGTAAATTTGATGTTCTTTACCATCTTCATCCATCCAAACATTTTCATCCCAATTAATATCATTAGCATCAAAACCACAAAAATCAGATGGTACTAAATTACCATACCAACCTTGTTCACCTGACCATTCAATAAATTCTCTAGTTTTTTGATTTAATGTTTCAACACCTTCTCTTCTATATTTTTTTTCAAATAAATTACCTAAAGTCCAAGACTCACATTTTCTTTTTTCTGACTCAATTGCTTTTTCAAAACTAACGTCAACCCCTTCACCTGTCTTTAACCAATTTTCGTTTTCATCTTTAATTTGTTTACCTAACGATTGTAAAGCCGAGTTAGGAGAATTAAGTAAGAATTGGATAAACTCATTACCATATTCTTCCCAAGCAATTTTGATAGAATCAGCATCATCTTTTATATCTGAAATAATATCTTTAATATTTTTTTTGCTAAAAAAACCATAACGAAAACTTTTTAACCATTTTCTGAATTTATTTGACCTATCAATAGTATTAATTGGGAATTCAACTTTTTTAGTTTCAGTATCTTTTTTATCCTTAGAACCATAATCTTTTTTATTATCAGAACCGCCTGGTCCTTTACCCTCTTTTTTATTATCAGAACCGCCTGGACCTTTACCTTTATCACCTGAACCGCCTGGACCTTTACCTTTATCACCTGAACCTCCTGGCCCTTTACCTTTATCACCTGAACCTCCTGGCCCTCCACCTGAACCTCCTGGCCCTCCACCTGA